CGTTGTACTCCGTCAAGTTCTTGTCCTTGTTCTCCCACTTCCTCTTCAGGTCGTCCGGGACCAACATCCTCTTGGACGAGAAGGACGAGATGACGACCAGCAACATGTTCTTCACGTCCTCGTTGATGTCCCAATTGAAGACGAAGTGCATGAAGTTCTCCATCACGAACGACGGGGACCACTTGGACGCGTCGGCGTTCATCGAGAAGAAGACCGTGTTGTTGCCCCTCTTGACCGAGGCCCTCATGACCTCCCTCATCTCGGCCAACGTGTCGCTCTGGATCTCGGGCCTCTGGAAGGTCTTGGTCAGCATCTCCTTCTCGTGCATCTTGCACATCTCCTTGGAGTAGGTCTCCAAGAACTTGACGATGATCCTGAGCTTCACGGCCTGGATCAGGATCTCCCTGGGCCCGCCGATCTGGGCCTTGGGGAACATCGCGAAGATGGCCTCCACCTGGTCCATCTTGTGGCACATCTCCAGCAAGACGTGGGAGGACAAGGACTCCACCTCCGCGAACAACGACTGGAAGGACTTGGTCTTGACGATGGAGGTGGAGAACTCCATGGCCTCGGACTCGTAGGGCCCGGACCTCAAGGAGGACGTCATCATCATCGCGGAGTTGATCACGGAGTTGATCGCCTTGATCTCGGCCTCCTTCAACTTCACCTTGTTCACCGTCGACGAGAAGTACTTCTTGGTGGCGGAGACCACGAACTTCTTGTCGAAGGTGTGGAACTTGTCCTTCTCCTTCAAGAACTCGGTCACGTTGTTGATGTTGCCCTTGCTCTCCTCCGTGTGCCTGATCTCGTCGAACAACTTCTCCATCTTCTCCTGCTTGTCCACGACCTGCTTCTGCCTGTGGCCGTTGAACCCCGCCTCCTTGTCGAACAAGTTGCAGAGGTACATCTCGTCCATGATCCTGCTGAACTCGATCTTGGTCTCCAAGTCGAAGAAGGAGTACATGTGGAACCGGTCGTAGTCGTTCGACACGCTCATCAAGTTGATGATCCTGTTGCTGGTCATGTTCTCCGCCTCGTCCAACATCTTGTAGTACCACTCGTGCTGGCACAACCTGACGAACGCCCCCCCCAGGGACCTGACGGCGCCCTCGAAGATCTCGTTGGACAGCTTCCTCCTGTTGGACACGTGGGACGTGATCGAGTGCACCAAGTACCTGTTCAACTGGAGGGCGGTGCTGGTCTCCCTCTTGTTCTCCATCAAGATGATCAAGTACGCCATGTTGATCTTGGTGATCAAGTTGTAGGTGACGTTGGCCCCCTTCGAGTTCTCCTTGTCCTTGTCCAGGATGGACGACAACAAGGCGATGGTGACCTCCTTCATCTTCGCGAAGTGCCTGAAGTCGGTGATCGAGGCCGCCAACCACTTCGTCTGCAACATCCCGGAGCACTCCTCCATCTTGGTCAGCGTGTGGATGAACTTGGAGTTGGTCAGCAACACGGACTTCTCGGGGATGATCAGCTTGTACCTGATCTGCTTCTGGGAGGTGAGCTTGGACCCCTTCTTGACCATCAGCAAGTAGGACCCGAAGTTCTTGCACACCGTGTGGCCCTTGCTGTTGTCGAAGATGTGCCTGCGGGACTCCATGTAGCACAAGTTCTCGAAGATGTTGGACATCGAGGAGATCATGGCC